CTGATAAATTTAAGGGATATTTGGACCGATTGGATTTCTGTTATCGTCTCGCCGATGATGTCCTTATCTTGCATGAGGACACCGTTTTCCTTCATTTCGTGATAGAATGGATCGGGCTTTATTATGCTAATGAGCTTAAGATCAGTCTTAACCCGAAATGGAAAGTAGGCCATGTTGTCGAGGGTGTTGATACGGGTGGATATGTTCACTTTCCAGATTATTTTTTGGTGAGGAAACGAAATAAGGTCGCTCTTTGCAGACAGATTGCGAAATTGAGAAAAAGGGGTTTGTCGAACGAGGAGATACGAAGGAAGGCGTCGTCCCGTATGGGCTTCATTCAACATGCGAATACTGAAAATCTATTAAATAAATTAGGGATGGAAACACCAAGGAAAAGATTAGGACAGGTGATAAGGAATAAAAAAAGTCCGTGGGATGATCTACCGGCAGATCGTAAGATAAAATTTGAGGATATTCTTTATGATACCCGTTTATCGGAGGATAAGCGGGGACCGGAGGATGATAAACTTATTGAGTTGATTGATTATAAGATCGAGGATAGCAAGATCGAGAAAAACGAGGATGGGACTCCCAAAAAATGTTTGGCGATCCGCTTCCGGTGGAAAGAGGAGGAGCATTACGCTTTCACCGGTTCCGCCGTCTTGATCGATCAAGCTCTTACGGACTTCTCTCATGAGGACTTGCCGGTGGATACCGTGATCAAGGTCCTTACGAACAAGTATAGTAAGAAGTTTTTTAGATTCACATGATCATGTTTAGACAAATTTATACAGAGAGAAAAAAATATAGCCAGTTTGATGATAATCATTTCATTCTTTATCTAAATGAGGAGGTGATTGAGGACTATGTACCGGAGGTCCATAATGGCGAGTTGGCCCCAGCGCCTTGTACGGCTTATGCTTATTCCGGCACCGAGAGGGATGGAGGTACGCTTATAGAGGCGGTTTCCGCAAGTTATGACGGTTTTGTCTCTGGATTGGTTCGGAGAGAGTATTCCGCCGATCGGGTAGAGGCGATAACGCTGAATAAATTGAGCTCGGATAATGAGAGAAAGGCCGAGTTTGACGCCGAGTTCTCGGAATTAGAGGACTATCGTAATTCTTGTAAGGCGCAAGCTAGAGTTATATTGGGGTAATATATTGATATTCAATTAAAGGGGAAGCGGATTTTTATCTGTTTCCCCTTTGTTATTCTTATAAAGTGTGTTTATTAGAAACACTTTTGTTATTTTTGATGCGTGATGAATATGAGAGGTTGATTATGGTTATTTTTGATAAGTCTGGAACGAAGCTGTTGGAGTTAACGCCTGATGATGGTAGTTACCGGTATCGGGCGATAAAGAACGGAACGAAGGTCATTTTGTACTATTCGTTAACGTCCCATGTCGAGATACCGATTGATTCGTATATCGAGTATCAAGGGCAAAGGTATTACCTGTGGCTATCCTCTAATTTCAAGAAAAAGGGGACAAGGAATTTTGAGTATACGGTTGAGTTTGGGGGCGATGAGGGAGCACTAAGGAAATATAAGCTGAAAGATACGACCGTCACCCCCAATAGGTTGAAATTCTCGATCGTATGTACGCCGAAACAATTGTTACAATTGTTCGTCGATAATCTTAATTTGCGGGATAGTGGTTGGAAGGTCGGTAAGTGCATAGAGCTTGCGGAACGTCTATTTTCTTTTAATAACGAGTATATCATTGATGCCTTGAACCGTGTCTCGGGAGATTTGGATACGGAATATGACATAGTGAACAAGACATTGAACCTGTGGAAGATCGAGTATAATAAGGATACCCCGCTCGCTTTGTCTTATGGAAAGGGCAACGGCTTTCTTCCCGGGATTGGACGTACAAACATCGGTGATAAACAGCCTGTAAGTATCTTGTTCGTGGAGGGAGGCGAACGTAATATTGATGCCTCTAAGTATGGTAGTACCACATTGTTATTGCCAAGAAACCAAGAACTGGAATATGAGGGAAGGAAGTACCGGACCTCCGAGGATGGGACGTTCATCTATCGTGTGGACAAGGTTGTTCCCGGGGGACAGGAGGATAGCTATGACGGCTCAGCGAATTATCCTTCACGTATCGGTACGGTTAGTGAGGCCATTGTCGTGGACGAGAAAAAAAACTTCTATGACATAAAGGACTCGTCTATTCCTGCGGCACTGGATTATAGTCAATGCCGTATCGCCGGTCAAAAGGCGACGATAAAGTTCGAGAGCGGGCGATTGGCCGGACGTGAATTTGATATAGAGCAAACTGACGACGCCCTTACCGGGTATATCCATGCCGAGCGTCGTTTCAAGATAGTGCCGGCGGAAATAGAAGGACAGGTTCTTCCTAATTCTGCTTCCCGTCCGTCCGCTGGAGATAAATACGCCATTTTTGGGATAGCGTTGCCAACCGCTTATATCTGCGATAATGCCACGAAGACAGGGGCGAGTTGGGACATGTTCCGTGAGGCGGTACGTGTCTTATATGAAAAAGGGGATAACCAATTTTCCTTTACTGGGGAGCTTGACTCCAACTGGTCTAAAAAAAGGTGGTTGGAAATCGGTGGGAAGATATTGCCAGGCTCATACATCTTGTTCTCCGATACCCAATACCAGCCAGAGGGAATATCGATAAGGATAACGGGGGTCAAGGATTATATCAACAAACCCCACTCCCCGAAAATAGAGCTGTCGAATGTCCCGGTGGCTTCCGGTAAATCCTCGCAGCTAGGCAAGATTGACGCTAACGAGGTGGTTACGGACAATCAATATAAGGACGCCCTTAATTTCACTAGGCGTAGGTATAGGGATGCGATCGAGACATTGAAGATGCTTGAGAAAGCGTTTTTGAATTTCTCCACCTCGATCGATCCTATCGCCGTACATACCATGCAGCTATTGGTTGGTGATGAGAGTCTGCAATTCCGGTTTGTGAAGAGTAAGACAAATCCGGTTACTGTCGCTCACAACATCACGTATAATAACCAAACTAAGATATTGACAGCTCCGGCAGGAATCTTGCAGCACATGACAATGGGAATTAAGAATATATCGTCATCCCATAAAACGAATGAGTATAAGTTTTGGGACATGGCGTTATATAACTCGCCTCCCTTAGCTGATCCGGATAAAAGTTACTATTTGTATGCCAAGGTCAGCAAGACGAACGGCACAGGTTCGTTTACCTTGAGCGAGAGTGCGATAAAGATAGAGGGAGAAGACGGATATTATCACTTGCTTGTCGGTGTCCTTAATAGTGAGTTTGAGGATGAGAGAAGTTTCGTGGAATTGTACGGGTTCACAGAGATCACCCCGGGGAGGGTGACAACCGATCGTGTTGTCTCCGCTGATGGCCAGAACTTCATTGATTTCGTAAATAATGCGTTCCGGGTCGGGAATGACAGCGTGTTCTTTGATTTTAACACCAAAGGAGACGGGAAGATGCGCATTAAGGGAATGATAGTTCAGTCTGACAGCGGGACTGAGTCTTTCATCGGTTGTTTTCGTGGTGTCTATAATTCTACATATACGTACTACAATGGGGACGAGGTCATTTATACCTACAATGGGGGAACGTCTACCTATCGCTATATATATAGTGAACCAAAGAAAGGTTTTGCACCAACGAATACGAATTATTGGCAAATTGTTTCATCTCAAGGTTCAAATGGCATTGATGGAGATGATGGTATAGATGGTAATTACTTTGAATACCGGTATGCCGTTAATGGCTCTCGCACAGACCCGCCGTCTCTTTCTAAAACCTCGACAACCCCGGCTGGCTGGACTACTGAAATGCCTTCGGTTGGCTCGCTTCAATACTTATGGTGTACGGTAGCCAAAAAATACCCGTCTGGTGGACTTATAACTTATTGGAGCACTCCCACGAGATTGACAGGGTATGATGGTGTTGATGGTGATGACGGTGATACAGGTCCATGTATGGTTTATCGAGGGATTTATGGTAAGGATAAGACTTATTATGGAACTTCAAAACGGGTTGATGCTGTAAAATACAATAACATATATTATGTGGCCCGTGTTGATGCCGGCAATGGCTTTTATAATCACGCACCAACTGAAACAGACTATTGGAACGAGTTCGGTAACCAGTTCGAGAATGTAGCTACCAATCTTTTGTTGGCAGAACAGGCTTCAATCGGTTCATGGTGGCATAGCGGCGGTAAGATAGTCTCTACCTTGACTGATGGCAACAAAATCACGTTAGACGCATCGGCGGCGCAGATTATCATTGAGTCGGCAAGATCCGGAGGGGAGCATTCTATGGATACCACCCAAGGGGCTATCATAAAATTAGATGCAGCAAACGGGGTTGTTGAAGCGAGAAGCAAAAAGAACAGCAGAGTTGCATATATGTCTCCTTCTGGAATATTCAGTAATAACGCCGAGACTGACGGGATGCCGACGAGTTCCGGCATTACGCATCGGGCAGCCATTGTTGGATTAGGTAATTCTACCGTGAATAAATCTACATGGTCCATGAATACAGATGAGACAATCGTTGCCGGAGTTTATGGACGTGCCAGCAATAGCGGAACAGCTCCGGCTTACGGAGGGTTTTTCTATAACCTTCGGGCGTTAGGAGTCTCTTTCGGTGTGAGGTATATTACTGATAGTAGTGATTATGATACGAGGAAACTGGGCCCGAATAACTGTATTGTCATAAGTCTTTCAAACAAGGGGAACCAGCCGGTCATATATTTGCCAAATGACGGTGTCGAAGGACGAATTATCATAGTAAAACAAATGGGGACAGGAGGGATAAGGGTTGATACGATGGGGGGCCAACATCTTCATGACGACTCAAGCGAAAATGATTATTTTGAGATTGGGGATGGTACGATGGGCGTATTTATATTTGGTAAATGGTCTGTAAATAAAGTTAATAAGGAGATATGGAGTGCTAATTTTTTCTCGTGGTGATTATGGTTGAATATGGATATATAAATGAGGGTGGTTATTTAGTGTCAAGGATGCTTAATGATGAGATTGTAAGGTCTCTGGATGAAAGCGGGGAGATAATACAGAAAATTATCAGTGTCGAAGAACAGTTATCCGGGTTAGGCGATAACTGGAAACCTGTTGAGGTATTGGACGAGAGTAAGACCGTATGCGAGAGCGGATATTTTATTCGGATAATTCCGTATGATGCCGGTGAGCGCATTTCATTTAAGTATGAGAAAGTTTTTGATCGGAAATTTATCAAGAATGAGATAAAGAGATTAAAGGAACGGTTATCATCCACTGAAAGCGATATCGGGGATTACAAGATCACGAAGTGTTACGAAGCCTCTTTGGCTGGTAAGCCGTTACCTTATGATATTATAGCGTTAAGGGAGGAAAGGCAAGGGGTTAGGGATAGAATCAATGAATTGGAGGAAACTTTATCAAATAATTAATATAAGATGAGATATGAAAGGAGTGAATGAATTATTTATCGTGGCATGGATGCTCTTTGGTATCCTGCTAACACCCTTATTCTTTATAGGCTTCGATTTCTGGGCCGGGATTCGAAAGGCGAAACAACGTAAGGAGAGAATCACGTCTGATGGATGGCAAAGGACTGTACGCAAGATAGCTCGCTACTATAACATGCTATTTGCTTTGGTTATTGTGGATTGTATGCAGATGGCTGGGGTTTGGTATTTAGATAATTACTATGAGTATCATATACCGATATTTCCATTCATCACGTTGCTTGGGGCGATGGTTGTAGGCACGATCGAGATCCGGAGCATATTCGAAAAAGCGGAGGATAAGGAGAAAAGGGAATATAAACAGGTAGCAATGTTGGCGACGGAACTAGCAAAGTTTAAGACTGATCCGGATGAATTGGTCAAGGCGTTGGCAAAATATTTAGAAAAGGAGGATGGGGCATGACAGTGAATGATTTTGTCGCTTGGGTTTATCCCGAGGCATGTAAGGGGGAGATATCCCCGGTTTTCGTGACGGCACAGGCCGCATTGGAGTCCGGTTGGGGAAAATCCGGGATAGGGAATAACCTGTTTGGTATCACCAAGGGGAGTAGTTGGACGGGGCCGGTCGAGCTGGTCACCACAACCGAGTATTTTAATCGTGATAACGTTTCGTTCAAGTTGCCCGAACGTGTCCTGTCTGTAACCGAGCTGGGTAATGGCCGTTATAAGTATAGGGTAAAACGGTTGTTCCGGCAGTATGGTACGCTCGCCGATTGCTTGACCGATCATCTGGCAATATTGAAGAAGCCCGGGTATGCAGATGCCTGGCCGTTTCGGGATAATCCGGATCTGTTTGTAGAAAAGATACAGAATTGCATAGGTTCCCGGTATGCCACGTCTCCGGATTATGTTCAGACGATGAAGAAGTTATTCCGCATGGTTGAACGCTCGGTAAAGACACAAGGCTTATGAAAAGGTTCTTGATTATACTAGGTATCTCACTTGTCTTGGTTGGGGTAATAGCGTCCCTTTCCTATTTGTTGAGGCAGGAGAGGAAGGAGGTTAGGCGTCTGTTCGGGAACCAGCGTAGCCTAATGGAAGAGGTAAAACTATACCGGACGAAAGATAGTTTATCGGCCGCAAGTGTCGAACGACTCCTGTTAACAAAAAAGGAATATGAGAAGTATTTTTCCGATCAAGTTAAGATCATTGATAATCTCAATATAAAGATCAGCCGGTTGCAATCTGTATCGGAGACAGGGATGGAAACGATGTATCCTATTAATATACCGGTGAAGGATAGCGTGGTGATCCGGGACAGTATGGTCATGTTGAAGTGTCTGGAACTGCATACTCCATATCTCGATGTGTCCGGGTGTATAGATATGGGTAGGTTCTCCGGAAAGATAATATCTCGTGATACACTCGACCAGGCTGTACACAGGGTTCCGCATCGGTTCTGGTTTATCAAGTGGGGGACAAAGGCAATCCGGCAAGATATTGTCTGCCGGAACCCCTATAGCCAGATAACATATAGTGAGTATATAGAATTGAAATAGGTTTTGTCATACATTTAATGTTGAAAGTAGAGTTCACGGCCGTCTTGTCTGGGAAGATAAGGCGGCTTTTTTTGTAGCTAATGGCTATTAGTGAAAAAATGAGCTATTAGTTATTGTGGTTTCAAATTCTTAAATAACTTTGACGAATACTTTAAATACAAATAATTTATGTATAGTTCTAAACGTATAAGTCAATTCTATCAAATAAGAGGGCAATGGGACTCTGTAGATAAATCTTTTGTTGACTATGTTAATTCTGGTATGGCGTTGGTTCAATCAGAAAAGCGTTTTTTCGACGCAAAAAGTGAAGATGAATTGTGTGGAGATAAAGCGATTGATGTGATGTTTTTAGAAAAAGCATTTTTGAATGGTGGTCTTATATACTTGTTTTCACAGTTGGAATATTATTTGCATTTTGCTAAAAGAGAAATCTCTAGGTTATTGGGAAAAGAAGATAATACAAAATTTACTCGTAATATTATAAAGAATGAGGTTGAGCGTATTTTTTCATTTAGAGGAGAGACCATAGATTCTATCCCATCTCTTAACGAGAAGTGGAAGGTAATACTTTTATACAAAGATATAAGAAATGTTTTTGTACATGATAATGGAATCACAGACAAACCAGAGGTTTTTTACAATATTATTTTTAATAATAGAATATCTTCACTTGTAACATGTATCCTCTCTT